CTTAACCAAACAGCTATCCCGAGTTCAGATGACTTCTCGTACTCAAATCACAGCCTCCGAGCTGGGACAGTCGGCCCCAGCTACATGCCAGTTTAGGGCTGGCAAACAGCGGGGGCGTGGCCGATTTCGACCACGAAGCCGAGTGCCTACTTTTCCCCACGCTGGTGAGAAGCAAACATGCCAGGGGGGTCCTGACATGACAGGTTCTTATGCAATTGTTGATGCACCTGTAGAGAGCCCAGTTTCTGGCGTCACCACCGCAGCTAGCCTTGGTTGTCGAGCTGCGCAATTTGTTGCTGGTGGTGCTGCCATGAAAGAGGACTCTCTTTTGAGACATTACCCACTCGCCTGCAAGAGCGTTGCAGTAGGGGAATCGGACTCTTGTTCGGTTTCCAGTCCGCCTAGTGAGGCGGGGGCGTTAGATCGAACGCCCAAATTGCCTGTAATGCGTGTCCCCTTTGTTGTCACAGACGCTCTACGGGCCCATGCCGATAAACTCGGAGTAACAGTGAGCTCCACCAGCCGTCCGCAAGCGGGCATCAACCCCCATGCTTTGATTGCTTTTGATCGTCTGGTTGCTCGTCATGTTGTAGCACAATTGATCGCCAATGATAGTCGTACGTGTTTGGTTATTGGTGGTCCTGGCTCTGAGTTTAAGGCGCCGCGACTGAAATGTCATGGCTGCACACCCATCATAGACAACACTGATATATGCCGGAAGCAAGGTGATTGTGGACATCGCGCTGAAGAATGTCATTGTTGCGAATATGATGCTTGGGCAGCTTCACACTCGATTTATTACATTTCAGTTGGCGACCTTGCTAAAATCACACTGGCTGCCCGGAAATCTTATGGATATGCTATAATCCACGATTTTATAGGGGATAAGGGTGGCTGGTATGGTGAAGCGGAGTGGGCCTGGAAGGACGGGCGTGTGCGTATGCACGCTAAGGGCAATTCTTTCGATTTTGAGCATGATGATATGCAATGGATGTTGGCCGGGGGATACAGGTTTCAATCTGATGGTAAGTGGCACAAATTGGTTTGGATGCGCCACCGTCAGATTGGATCAATGTCCATTTACCGTTTCCAGGTTGTAGCCGACACGGTTGGCATAGTCCCTATGAGTCTTGATGGGCCGTTAGTTCAGACCATAGTGGATGACGTTACGGCTAAAGTCGTTGCTCCAATATTAGTGACAGGGGCTGACGATGATACTATGACTGGGGTCGTGAGGCGGGCAACCACCTTGTTATCCCAGGAGGGTGTGCACGGCAGACAACTGACTCAATCAGTTCAAGCTGTGTTTGATTCTTGTGTAGCACACATCGCCAATACCTCTCGATTGCGCAATGTTGCTCAACTTGTCCCTAAACTTGTTGAGTCCAACGGCGTGTTGTTGGAAATACGAAACTTGCTTAAGAGTGCACCTGCTGTGTCGCTGGGACGGTTTCTTGGGTTTGGTTGGATGCATATCATCATGATGTGTTTGTGGCTGGCACTACTGGCTTGTTGGCGTTTCAAGAAATTGGTCATTCTTTGTTTGTGTTTGTTTTTGGCCCTTTCCTTGTACCCGCAACCAATGGTGAAAGAGCGTAAGTTGTTGTCTATCTGTGACACTTGTGTCGAAGGGCGTGCCCTGCGACCAATTCGTCCTAACGCGACGGTAGTTGTCCGTCCGGGTTCTGATTGTAAACCAAAGTTGGCCGCTAGTGCTTGGGCGTTTAACACAAGTGTTGTACCTGTTGTTGCAAGATCTTGTTGGCACAACATGGTCGTCGCTGTTCGTAATCGGGTGGTCATGAAAGTTCCAGACCCAGCCCCTGGGCTGTGGGATGAAACTTGGGCTACTTTCCAGAAAACAGTGGGTGCTGTTGAAGCGTATGATTACGTTCAGTGGTATAACCGTTTTCCCGCGGTTAAACAGAAGACACTAAAGTGGTTGGAGAGTGCAACGCCGAAGTGGGTCGTTACACCTATGGTGAAAGTCGAGAAACAATTGGTTGATGTCGACTTCGACCCTCGACTGATTAGCATGCGTGAACCAGAATACCAAGCTGCCTTTGGGCCACTTGCGTTGGCTGCTTCCGAGGCTATGAAAGTCATTTTCGGTCCAAACTCCAATTACACATACGCAAGCGGTTATACCATGGCAGACTTGGCAACATGGTTGTCGCACTGCGAACACATACGCAATCCGTATTACTATTCCGTCGATTTTTCTCGGTTTGATGCCCACGTGTCTGCGGCTGCATTGCAGTTCCAGTACAAGTGGATGGAAACTGTGTTTGGTAGGAAAATCGGTAGTTTGTGGCGGGATATCATCACCAATGGGTGGCACCCAAATATCACCTATTCGGTTAATGGTACCCGCAAGTCGGGTAATAGTGATACGACCTTTGGCAATAGCCTGATCAACTTGGCTATGTGGCAGTATGTATTCCGAGGGTTTAAAGGACAATATCGGGTAATCGTCATGGGAGATGATTCTTTAGTGGTGACGAGTGCCCCTATATATCCCGATTACGTCCTTACTCAATTCGGATTTACTGCCAAGGTCATTATGACCAGGGATTTGCGTCAGGCCTCCTTTTGCTCTTGCCGATTTTACGCATTGGCTGATGGGACATTCTACCCAGCTGTGAAAGTTGGTCGAATGTTGAGCAAGAGTGGCTGGGCATTGCACCCTCAGGTTTTGAAACGTGAGAAATGGTTGGGGCAACTGGCATATACGTTATATTTGGAATATGTACATGTGCCGGTGGCGCGTGCAATCGTTCTGCGGTTGGCGCGACATACCCTTGGTAGAGAAGTCGGATATGCAGAGTTGCATTCTCTACCAGCCTATGATGTCGAACACAAGGCAATCACCCCGTCGAGAAGACTGATGCTGAAACGCAACAACGTTACAAGTGCAATGATTGCGTCTTTTGCCGAGACCTACCTGTTGAGTGAGAAGGAAGTTAAGAATATTGAAGATCGCATCTTGGAAGAACCAGTGCCGATGAACTTGAGTTGGCCAACAGTTGATGCGATCGTGTCAATGGATGTTTAACTCCATCGGTCCCCGTGGCTAAGTGTGTCCTGGCGTGCACACACGGGTTTGCTGCTAGCGAGCTTTAGTCGTTTTCGTAGCTCTGAAAGAAATAAACGATGGCAAAATCAGACAAGAAGAAGAAGACAAGGATGATTGTTGCTCAGTCCGGCATCGTCGCAACCGCGGGTGCTACGCCTCCCATGCGGAGGGCACCGTTGCACCGTGAGCGCGGCACTGCCCTACTGTCAACTGGAAATTCTGGGACAACAGGGTATTGCAAGCTACACGGCTCACTGGTTAGCTGCAACAGTCTCGGTGAGAGATTGGCGCGGCTGGCCAGCCTGTACGAGACGTATGAGGTCAATAGCTTGTATTTTGAGGTCGTGCTGCAGGGGTCATTGACCGCTTCGTGCGGGTTCATCATGGCTTTTGATAGTGACCCTGGCGACGACGATCCTCAACAGACCCTGGTGGGCGTGCAAGATATGTCTCAATGGGAACATAATCTTTCATTCTCACATCTTGATGGACAACAGCATCGGATGCATGTGCGACTGCGCAGGCCAATGTTGCGTGGCTGGTACACGTCGTACAATATGGCTGGTGACTATAGATTTTCATACTGTGGACAGATCTATCTCTATACCACCGCTGCACCGACTGTCGCGATTACATGGACATTGTACGCCGGGTATGATATCTCGTTCTTTGAACCTCAGATAGAACGAATAATTCCAGGAGCCGGGGGCGCGGACGTTTATCAAACGTTTGCGACGGCCCGGACAACCGACGCCAATTTCATGCATACCTTGGACACCGTTGGTGCCGCTCTCGCCACTGTGCGTGGAGTTAGCTATGGCACCAACGCAGTTGTTGGTCCTTTCAGGTGTTTGCGATTTGACGGACCTGGCTCATGGTTGTTGGAGTTTGTTGCGGCTGTCGAAGCCTCCTCATCCACTGCTGCCTATGGTCTTGATGTAATTCGGAAACTGTCCGATAGCGGCCGTGGCGCGGGCAGTGTCACCGCTTTACGTCGCGAATACGCCCAGGCTTTCACTTTTGGTGGAGCGACTAACATTCCTTTCTTTTCTCGTGCAAAGATTACCGTTCCTGACGCAACATCTACTTTTGTCGATGTAGGATTTGTCAATGGCGCTACTTTCACAGGTTACGTGTTGACAATCATTTGGGGTCTGGTTTCGCTGCTAGCTTAAAGCTTGCTTTTTGCCCCGGGGGGATAATACCGG